ATACGATTCTGGGGAAACGGGAGGTGTCGTACCAAGGGGGGAGCTGTTATCAAATGGGAAGTTCATGGGAGAGCCCATTTGACCCACCCCAAGAGTGCGTTGGATTGCATCGTAACCGGCTTGGCCAGGCTTAACTTTTGCTGCAAGTTTGGGATTGGCTTTTGCCCACATCTGCATCCCCATATCTTCTGCAGATTGCTCAGCGGCAGAACCAGGGCCAGCAGCAACTGCTTCTTTGCGAGCCTTTTCGTAACGCTGAAGTTCTGGGTCTTGTGCGGTCAGCTGGGCAACGCGAGATGCTTCTTGCTGATACGCACGCTCTGCAGCAGGATTAATGCCTGCACTAGGAATTGGCTTCTGGGCACTGCCGGGAACGTAGCGACCATACATGCCAGTTTTCTGCGCTTGCTGAGAAGGCTCCGTATAAGGAAGGCGCCCTTTTAACAGCTGACCACCTGCGTAACGCATTTCATTCCCCAAGCCTGCAAGCAATGGGTTTGTCAAAGGTGCAGGAAAAAACCGATTAAGTAGATCAGACATTAACGCCAAACCTCATGTAAATAAATACGGGTGCCTACGGAAACATCGGCAGGTCCAGGTAAAGCCTGGATAAATTCTGCGCCAGAGCGTTCGTAGCGATAACGAGCCTGGAACGGATCTTTATAGTTGGGCACATAAAGAATCTGCGCCAACCTATTGGTTTCGTAGAGATAGATCTCATCCCAAACCTTTAACGCTTCTTTGGCATTGCTGGAGCGAATCGTACGATCCACGTCACCCGCAATACTTTCGAGACGTGTAGAGGGCGAAGTTGCTACTTCTGTTTTCTTTTCAGCTGTGTCGCAACGACCAAGTTGAATAGAAATTTTATCGTAGAAGTAAGAGTCCGGAATGGTGTTCATCGCCTCTTCCAGACGAGCGTAGTCACCCGCCGGAACAGATACGGTGAAATACCCCAAATGGTACCTGACTTTGCTTTTATCGAAATCCGATAATTGCACTTCTACTTCCCTTTGTTCTTCAATTATAAATGCATACAATCACGCAAACTGATCTAAGATGCTTGCATCAATTGTGTAACCTTCATATGGATCAAACGTGCTTGCTTTGCGTTTGGTGGCGCCAGTGAGGAGGTCACCTAGTGTCTGTCCTAGTAATTGCTCAGCAAGATTCTGTTTCTTTTCTTCAGGTTTCTGCTCCACTGAAAATAAAGATTTAAGCATCTCAAGCGCCGCATCACTGGAGGGTGTGCTTGCCGTTGGCTTGGGTGCGGTAGAACGTGCACCTGCAGCTTGTTGTCCCAGGTCTTTTAAATGACCAACACCAATCTCGTACCGTTGATCAGGCGTAATAAAAGTACCGAGATTGCCGTAGCCCCCTTGGTTCTGCTTGGGTGCATACGTTCCGCCATCAGAGACGTACTTAAGCTGTGTCCCCTCAGGTCCAGCAAGATCCCAACCTTGGTGAAAAGTAGATGCCCCTGCCGTTGGCTGAGCCCTTGGTCCATACTTGGAGGTGAGCGTCAAACCAGCAGCGGGATTTAAATCTAATTGTCCTTGTTGATTTGCAGTGATTAAAGGGATTTCTTTTTCGCCTACACGAAATCCTGTCAAGCGACTCTTGATGGTGCCAGGGTCAATGTACTTGTTAGATGCCAAGTCTTTGACATAGAAGTGCCCATGGGGACCAGTCGAGGTCCCAGTGGAACCAATTGTTCCAAAGTAATATTTTTGGCCCATATCAACTAAGCATTGTATTCATTTTAAAATAAAAACCCCTGGTTTCCCAGGGGCCTACTTTGTTTATCAAACTCGAATCAGATCAGCCGCAAGAACTGCTCCCCAGTCCACTCTTTTAATCTGTTTGAGTTGCTCCAAGTTATTGAATCGCTCACCCGATAAAGACATCTGTAGATCCTTGATTTCTCGGGCAGTTTTAAGACCGATACCCTTGATATGATCAGCGATCATTTGGGCGGTAGCGGAATTAATATTCAAACGATTGTCAGGAGGAAAAGCACGAGGCTCTTCTTTTGCGGCTTTATCTTTTACCTGAAGAGTTTGTACCGTTTTAGTGGCTGTCTCATCAGGCAGCAACTCGCTTTTGTAGGCGGTGTAAAGGCGTCCGTCCTGGTCTTCAACCATGAACCAATCACCATTATCGAACTCACTTACAACTTTGACGCGAGCGCCTGTTTTTCTGTGCTGATACAACATAAGGACCAGGGAGTTAATCTCTGGTCCTAGTTTACCCTAATCAGCTGACAGTGCGACCGGTCAGGTAGCCGTCGATGTCTTCGTAACCAGGGGCTTCATCGGGCTGGATGTAGCACACTTCCACAACCAGGTAACCGGTGCGGCCTGCGCTTGCATCACCACTGGAGATGTAGAAGCCACCGGAAGTGGTGGTGCTGTTGGCGGTTTCCTTAGCAAACACCCGAAGGGTGGTAGCAGCAGTAGCAGCGTAGTTAACAGTACCAGGAGCAACGCCAGTGGCGCCGGTGATGGTCAGGAAGGGGTTGGTGCCATAACCAGCGGTGCCACCAGCGAAGTAGATTTCGCCAGCCTGGGTGCCGGAAACGGTGGAGGTCAGGTTGGCCTGAATAACACCTTCGCCCACGCCAGAAGCGGCGGTGGGGTTGTTGGAGCTCACGCGACCGAACGAGATCACGTTACCGGTAGCGGCATACACACCAGAGGCCACGCGGCCATCACCCCAGCCAGAGGCCACGGAGATAGCAGTACGGTACACGTAAGCAGGCAGGGTGCTGTTACCAGAGATCACCATGCCGGTGATGTCGGTACGGGTGTCGTCATTCCGGTAGGGGGAAGGAACGATCACGCTTGCCGAAGCAACAGGACCAGAGCCAGAGGTAGCAGTAACTGCTACATAACCACGTTGCTGGAAGTAGCGGTAGCCAGGGAGAGCCAGCACCGAAGTGGGGCCACCATTCGAGCCATCAACGCTGCCAGAATAATCGGCGTCAATGTTCTTATACCAGCCGTTCAGGGGCTCAGCCCAGTTGCCGGGATAGATTTTCTTAGCGGACAAATAGGTCATTTATTTTTCCTGTAGTTTAGTTATTGTTTATTGATCAGATGGTGCCGTCATCTTGCACATAGCTGAACGCGGTGGTCACAAAGTCCTTGTTCAGGATTTCGAAACCGGCGTACAGTTGCCAAATTAAGATAATAAAACGGCTGAAGTCATCGTTGTTGTTGATGAGCACCTGAGCGTTCGGGCCACCGATACCCACGCCAATGGCTTGAGGACCGAAGAAATAACCCTGGGCCACTTCCTTGGAAGCGTAGGTACCACCGGTGCCGTTGAAAGAAGTGTTGATGCTCTTGGTCGGGAAGTTGGTCGACTCGAAGAACTTGACACCTTCAAACTGCACGCCGGTAGGCATGACAGGTTCACCGGCCAGGAAGTAAGCTTGACCAGCCTGGGGACCTTGGAAGAAGCTGGCGTTGTTAGGCATCATGGGGTTGCCCATGTACATGCCTTGGCCAGGATTACCAGCGTAACGAGCGATCTCACGGAAGTCGGGATCACGACGCAGGTGCATCATGAAGGTAGGATCGCAGATGCAGCGATACAGACCATCAGCGTAAGTAGGAACGTTGCGCTTGCGCAGGTCCTTAACAACGGTCAGCAGGTCGGTACGCACCTGGAACTGTTGAACTTCGTTGTCGTACTCGGTAGAGGTGTAGGCAATACGGCCAGAAGCGTCCTTGACCTTGCCACCGGGGAAGTAGTAACCACCTTGGGTAGTGCCAGCAGCACCGTTAGCTTCAGCTTTGGCGAGTTCATCAATGAACACGCGGTCGCGCCAACGACGGTAGTCATCCAGCAGCGTCAGGCTACCGATGGACTGGTGGAACATGTTGAGGTTGCCAGTGTCCAGCAGCAGGCGCTGAGCAGTGACCAGGGTCTCACGGGCAATCTTGAAGGTCGAAGGCTGGGTAGGATCACCCGGGTCTGCAGGACCGGTGTATTCCTTAAGCACCACCAGGACTTTCTCCTTGGTGATGTTACGGCTGTTAGCGGTACCGATGGTTTGGTCGGCAATACGCTCACGGCTGTCCTTAGTACCAGGGGTACCCCAGAACTTATAGCGATCAAGCTGAACAGTTTGACC